AATGGAACATTTGAAAGTGAAATTAAATTAGATATTAATCATTTTTATAAATTACCTAAAATTGATTATAAAATTGAAGTATATGAATTAAATAAAGATGGACAAAATATTAGATTAGCATTCTTGACACCAAAAGATATTGATGGTGTTTTAGTAATTATATCTGAAAAATTATACTAATTTTTCTTTAATTAAAATTTCTAATTAAAATTTCTAATTAAAAAATTAAATAAAAATAAGAATTAAAATAGAAATTAAGATAGGTGAAGTTACTTATAAAAATAATGTAAATAAATTTACTTCATCATTAAATTTTTAACGACATGATGTTAAGTTAACTAATAAAATATTAGTATGAAAATAGTCATAAATAGCGAAAATAGCCGTATGGCACAAAAGCAAAAATAGACAAAAGGAAATGAAATGGGTTTTAACTTAAATTTTGATGAAATGATAAAAAATGTTGAAAGTGTTCAAGGACCATTAGATAATAAATTTGGACCTGACCCAAGATTTTGGAAAATTAGTAGAAACGATAAAGATCAAGGTATTGCAATTATTAGATTATTACCAAGTTTTATTAAAATTGATGGTAAAGAAAGTGTAACACCATTCATAAGAGTTTATAGACATAATATCAATTTGAAAGAATATGGTGTTAAAAAATTTTATGATATGGAATCACCAAGTTCAATTGGATTACCTTGTGCTGTTAGTGATTTATACAAAGAATTAGGTAAAATTGGAACTGATGAATCAGAAAAACTTAAAAAATGTATTAGAAGAAGTACTAAATTTATTTCTAATGTTTATATTAAAAAAGACCCACTTAAACCTGAAAATGATAGTAAAATTAAATTATGGGAATTTGGAACAAAATTAAAAGATAAATTTCAATTAGCAGCAAAACCATCACAAGAAGAAATTGCATTAGGTACTAAACCTGTTAATTTATGGGACCCAGTAAATGGTGCAGATATTAAATTAACTCAAAAGAAATCAGGTGGTTTTTATAACTATGATGATACTCAAATTATGACACCAGCACCTTTAATGAATTTTGCAAGTGGAGATGAATTAGCACAATGGATTAGAGAAAATACTATTGCTTTAGATGAATGGTTAGAACCAGACCATTATATTACTTATGAAGAACAATGTGATAAATTAAGATTTGTTTTTGAAGGTTCTAAAGTAGAAGATTACTTAAAAAGTATTGGAAGTTTCTTATATGGTGGAAAACCTCAACCTATAAACGAAACACAAGATACAATTCAAAATGTTAATCAAATTACACAAGAAAACACACAAGAAATTCCAACAAAATCGATTCAAAAAACAGAACCTGAAGTTACACAATCAAATGTTTCAGATGATTTAGATTTTCTTGATGAAATTTGATAAAGTCAAGGTTTTTTCCTTGATTTTTTAATTTATAAAATCTTTTTTATTATATTAAAATTAAATATCATGAGAAAATAAAAAGGATTAAATATGATAATTATAGATATGTCTCATTTAAGTTATAGGAATTTATATACAGCGATATATAATGTTAAACCTAAAAAAGATAAAAAAACAGGAAAGTATTTAACGGAAGATTGGTTTTCATTATATGCTCATCAAATGTTATTTTCATTATCAAAAATAGAAAATAAATTCAGTAAATATGGTAAAGTAGTTATAGCATTAGATTCAAAAACAAATTGGAGAAAAGATTTTTTAAAATCTAGTGGTTATAAAGGTTCAAGAAAAAAAATTAGAGAAGAAAGTGAGATAAATTTTGAAGAATTTTTTGAAGAAAACGATAAATTTATTGAATTTTTGAGAAACGGAATTGGATATATTACCGTTCAAGTAGACGATGTTGAAGCAGATGATATAGGATATGTTTTAAGTGAATATATAAATGAAGAAACAATTTTAGTAACCGAGGATAAAGATTGGAAACAACATTTAATAAACAATAATAATGTGAGTTTATATATGCCTATAAAAAATGTTCATCTTAAAAATAATAATATTCAAGATGAATTAAAAGAATTTAGAGCAATTCATATTTTAATAGGAGATAAAGCAGACGATATTCCAAATGTGATGTCGGATATTGAATTCACACCAGAATTCATTCAATTATTAAAAAGAAATCATATAGAATGGTCTTTACCTAGTCAAGTTCAACATTTAGATATTTTTGATGAATTAGTAAAATATGCAGAAGAAAATGATATTCAAATTTATAAAAAAATGAGATTTGGAGAAAAAACAGCACAAAAATTTATTAAAAGTCCTACAGAATACATTAGAAATAAAATAAAAGATAAAAAAAAATTATATGATAATATTAGAAGAAATAGAAAATTAGTAGATATTAAAAAATTACCTAAACATTATAAAGAAAAAATTATAGAAAATTATAGAAAAAATATCAATTCAAATTCTAATTCAAATAAGATTTTAGAAGATTATATAAATGAAAAAAATTTACATCAAGCAAAAAATTTAACACTAAATGGAAATGATTTAAGTTCTATTCCGGATGAAAGTTTAAGTAATATGTTTAATAATATGTTTAGTTTTTAATAATATGATAATTAAGAATAGGAGTTAAAAAAGGAGTTAAAATGACAGAAATAGATAAAAGATATTTTTTATCTACTCATCAACCTTGGGACAAACAACCATATATATCAAATCACGATATTGCTATTGGTTGTCCTATTTGTAATGAAGGTCAAAGTACAGGTAGAAAACAAAGGTGCCATTTATATGATTATAAAGGTTCTACTCTTGTTCATTGTTTCAATTGCGATCATCATTCTAATTTAGCAAATTTCTTAAAAAGTGTAGATTTAGATTTGTATAATTCTTACACAAATGAAATTAAATTTAATAGATTAGATAGTCTTCAAAATGAATTATCTTTAACAGATGAAGTAAATATAATGAATAAGAAAAAAGATAATAATCTTAAAGTTTTTAATATAAATGATTTTAATATGGTTAAAGCAACTAAAAGTAAAATGGCAATGTCTTATTTATATAAAAGATGTGTTTCGCCAAAAATGTTTAATGATTTTTATTATATAGACGATGTATTGGAATTAGATATCAAAGGTGAAAAAAAGAATATAAGATTATATACAGGAATTGTTTTTCCATTATGGTACGATAAATCCAAAAATTTAATTTATGGTTTTCAATATAGAAATATTAAAGAAAAACAATTTTTTACTTATTTACCAATAGAAAATGAAAATTATAAAATATATAATTATTTTAATACTACAAACGAAGTATATGTTTTTGAAAGTGTCTTTGATATGTATTCCAATGATATTCATATGAAAAATAAAATTGCTTTATTAGGAAGTGATATAAACGAAGATATCTTAAATCAATATAAAAAAGTAATTATATGTTTAGATAATCAAAATGTTGATATTACAGCAAAAGAAAAGTTATTAAAATTTTGTGATAAATACAAGAATAAAAATATATATTTTCATTTATGGGACGATAGAATAAACGAAAAAGATTTTAATTCTTTGTTATGTAAAATACATGATAAATATGATAATCCTTATAAAAAAATAACCAATCTTATAAAAAAGAACATTTACGATGCTTTGGAAACCGAAATTAGATTGAAACTTTATTAAAATTTATTATTAAAAAATAAGTCAATGAGACAATATGAATATTTCATTAAAAGATATCATAAAAAACAATACAATGTTTAATGAAATAAACAAAGAACCAGTTGAAATAATTGATAATAAATTTCAAATTGAAAATGAAGAATACGAAATATTTATTAAAAAGATAAATTGTAATAAAGATATTATAAGTATGAAATTTGCAAGAATAATTGATAATAAACCAATTTATACTTATTACAAAAGTAAATATCCAGCAGTTGTTATGAATACAATAAAAGAATATTTCATAAACTTATTAAATAATGATGTTATTATTTTTACGGGAAATAATAAAGAACCTAAAAGAGTCAAAAGATATAAAACTATGTTGGAATATATAACATTAAAATATTCACATTTTAATTTATTTGTAAAAGACTTAAAAGATGAAACTTTATTTATAGTATATAAAAATAACATAAATTTAGATGATTATAATTGCGAAGAATTAAATTATTTGAAAGAAATAAAATAATTTAGTTGACTTTTATAATAAATTTTGGTATAATTATATTAAGAAAACAAATTAAAAACAAGGAGACAATATGAAAACAAGAGAAGAAGTATTAAATAATTTAGCAGAAAGAATTTCAACTGAATTAATCAATTTTAGAGATAATGGTGTTATGTTTGACATTGAAACAATAAAAAATGAATACAAATCAACTTTAACTTTTGTGTTATCAAACAAAATGCCTTATTCAAAAGCAAGAAAAGTTTCTAAAACTTTAATAGAAGAAACAACTAATAATATTATAAATAATATTCAAAATAGATTTTAATATAAATTTTAATATAAATTTTAATATATAATTTGTCAATAAAAATATATTAAATAAAATAAAAAGGAGAATGAATGAAGTTTGTGAAGGCATTAGATAATGATTTATATAATATAGATCAGATGTTAAAGATAATTAAAAAAGAAGGTAGTTTTAATGCTACTTTTGATGTAATGATTAACATCAATAATAATGATGTTTATGTTCAAAAAAGTTTTGATGAAGATGATTTTGATATTCAAGAATTACCTGATAATTTTGTATTGATAGATGATAATTTAATATTAAATATGAATAAGGTATTAAAAGTTACACAATATAGTGATGATAAAGATGGATATACTTTTTTCACAACAGATTCCAAAAAAAGAATAGGAACAAAATTTCTTAATTATAATATTAAAGTATCAGGAAGAAATAAAGCAATTGAAAATTTAATAAACGAGTGTATTAAATTAAAAAACAAAAAAGGAGAAAATGTGAATAAAATGAATAATTGGATGAAACACAAAAATAATTTTTATAATATGAATAATGTAACAAACATCAGGTATAATATTGATAATTACAAGATTATTATTAATTTTAAGAATACAGAAAGTAATTTAAGAAACATTGAAAATATTAGGCCATCGTATGAAATTGAAAATTTTTCAAATGAAGAAAGTTTATTACAATGGTTAAAAGAAGCAACTGTAGGAATGTTAAAATTAGGTGATAGATATGTTAATTTAGATAATGTATATAATATTAAATTTGATGATAGAAATAATATTATTTATATTAATTTTACAAGTAATGTTACAAAAAACAAAGAAGGTCTAAGAATTGTATCTACTGAATTTGTTAAATATGAATGTAAATCAGATGCAGAATTTAACGAAAAAGTAAAAGAAATCGAAGAATTCTTAAAGAAAGGAAAATAAATTGTGGTTTATAAATTATAATCTTTTTTCTATACAAAGTAATTTGTTTAATAATTATTTTATTAGAATAAAAAATAAAAAATTAATTTTAACAAAATATAAAATTAAAATCAAAATAAATTTAAAAAAATTAAGAGAAAAATATAATATTAAAAAAGATGTTTTTTATTATATTATTATGAATGGTAATAATATTTATTTAAATGGTAAACTAATAGATAATGAATTTATCAAAAGAAAAACAACAAAAGGATTTTAAAAATGACTTGTCCAAGATGTGGAAGAGAAATGAAAAGTATTGATGGTGAAATTATTTGTCCTAAATGTGGTTTTTCAATTAAAGAAGATAGAAAAACAGTAAAAATACAACCTATAAATGATGGAATTAGTTCAAAATCAAAACAGAATCAAAATCAAATAAACGAATAAATTTATAAAAAAATTTATTTTAATATACTTTTAAGTTCATTTTCAGTTAAAATTATAAATTTGATATTCTTTTGTTCAGACCATTTCAATGCTGCAGCAAACTTTCTTTTGTTAGTTTCATCTTCTGTTAAAGATTTTGGTTTGATTTCAATCAACATAATATCATCTTTATATTTTAACAAAAAATCAGGATAATATTTATGCCATTTATTATCTTTACCAATATAAGGAATAGCAAGTCCTTCTGATATTACTTTTGTGATAAAAGGATTTCTATCGCACCATTCCATAAATTTTTCTTCCCAAGAAGAACGATAAGTAATTTTACCATTATTTTGTTTGTTTTTAACAACAAAAAATTTATCAGGATTTTTAGGTGTGAATATTCCTTTTTTAGTATTATGAAAACCTTTTTTAGATTTTTTAAGTTTAGGTTTATCATAAATATAATCAGGATCAGTTTTTGGTGAGTTAGTAGAATTAGTAGAATTATTTGATTTTGAAGTAGAATTAGGAATAATGTTAGAAGTAATTTTAGAATATTGATTTTTTAATTTATTTATAACATTTTGATTTACAGAATACATATTAAACCTTTTTATAAATATTTAATAAAAATTGATATACGAATTAATATAAAATAAGTTTACTTAAAACTTCAAATATAATATAATATTAAAAACAATCAAGGAGAACAAAAAATGGAAGAACAAGAATTAGTAAA